GATGTTAAGACGTATCTGCGAATCGACTCTACGGACATGTCGTTTGATACTGAAGTCCAGGACATGATAAGCGCTGCTCAATCGGACTTGATTGAGGTTGGGGTAAACCCGGATGTGTTTAACAGCGGAGACCCCTTAATCCGCAGGGCCATCACAACGTACTGTAAGGCCAACTTCGGTTATGACACTGATAACGCAGCGGCATTTGCAAGCGCCTTTGAGAAACTGAAAATATTTCTTATGAACTGTTCCGACTACCAGCCTTTGGTGGTGGACTTGGACAACTTCGGGGGCGGCGTGATATGAAGTACGATATGCGCAGTAGTATTACGTTACAGAGCCGGGCCAGTGGTCAGAACCCAATAGGCAATCAGAGCGAAAGCTATGTTAACGTTGCCACCTTTTTTGCGGCCTATGTGCCCAACAACGGTCGTATGTATAACGGCGGTTCTCAGTTGCACACAGAGTCCGATTGTGAATTCAGAACGCGGTATAGTTCGTTCCCACAGCAGGGCATGTACGTTTTATTTAATAACAACAGGTATTTAATCCAGGTGGTAGAGGACATGGGTGGTTTGCACCGGGAAACCAGAATAGTTTGCAAGCTCGAAAAGTAGGTGTGGGATGTCTGAATCATCCATTGAAGGCATCGACGAAATAATCGCCAAGTTTAAGCAGCTTGAGCAAATCCCTCAAGCCATCGTCACCAAGGCAGCCAATACTGGTGCAAACATGGCTTTAAACTTTGCCTTAGCAAACCTGCAACCAGTTAATGAAGAATTTTTGGGAAGGCAGGGCAAGACAGAGCAGCACCAAGGCGGCGATCTGAAAAAGGCCATGAAGCTCAAAAGAGAAAAAAACCCGAAAGGAAAGTGTGTTTATAAAATTGATACAACTTGGTATGCCAAATTTGCCGATCTGGGCTTTACAACCCGAAGCGGCAAAAAGATAGAGGGCAAGCACTTTCTCAAATACGCCTTAACTCAACATTACGATGAAATTAAAGATGCCATGCTTGAGGAATTATCCAAGGGCATTGATAAGGTGGTGGGTTCGGGATGATCGAAGCTGGCTTGTATTCTTTGATAAAAACTAACATCCCAGATTTTAATGGCACCACTGATTATCAGATGTACTATCTGGCAGTATTCGACCCGGTTCCCCCGCCTTATTGTGTATTCAGGCGGTATAAACGCGAGGCTGAACAGGATTTAAGCTCTACCTATGGGCTGTTTACCAGCGCATATGTCATGAATATTTACCACACTGACTCTTGGGCGCTCCTGGACTTACAGAGGCGCATACGAGAACTCCTAGAAAGTCTACCACTTACAACTGTAGGTGGTATTTTTGTTCAGGGTTTGCTCGTTACAGACGACTACCATACTACCCCGCCTTTGATTCAAGAGACAAGGGTAAGAGCATTCCAAGGGGTTCTTGACTTCGAGATAATCCACAGCACAGATTAAGAAAGGAAGTTGCATTTTGGCTAACCTCGCAAATGGTATAGGCGCAACACTCCAGGTGGGTGCGACTAATATCGGTACGATCACCAAAATTACAAGCCCACAAATGAAGCGGACTGCCATTGATGTGACAACTTTGTCCAGCCCAGGAGGGTTCAAACAATTCTTGGCTGGTCTCGCCGACCCAGGAAAGATCGTCGCAGAGGGCTTTTTCAACACGGCTGACTCTGGCCAAAACTTGCTTTATAGTAAGTTCGTCAATGGAACCATAGACACCTACACCTTAACCTTTCCAACCATTACTGGGGCGAGCTGGACAGCGACTGCTTTTATAGATGAGCTAGACCTTGGCACGAATGTGGACATGACGAAAGCCCTGGACTTTAAGATGTCGCTCCAGGTATCCGGACAGCCCAACATCGGAACATCGGTCACTTCAGGACTAAGTGGACTAACCTTTACAGGAACAGCCGGATCATTGACCCCTACCTTTGCCAACGGTGTCTACGCATACGCGTACACCTTCACGACCAGCACAACGATTACGGTGACCCCGACTGCGGGGACGCAGCAACAGTACACTATGTACGTTGATGGGGTGAGCCAAGGCACGTTCAACACCGGATCAGTCTCCCCAACTATCGCGTATGCGAGTGCGGGAACAGCACACAAAATTGACCTTGTGGTTTCTGGAACCGGGTACACGCCATTGACCTACAGCACGATTGCGGTTAGAACTTCCTAATAGAAAAGTCCCAATGGGATGGCCTGCCCTACCCATGGAACTCTCCGAAGAAAGGAAGAAATTGCCACACGCCTTATATAGTATATTCATATAATTTTGGAGGTGTAAGCATGTTACCTGTTATTTATACGTTAGATCAAGACCGTTCTCTTAAACTAGGTTTCCGAGGTATCGCCAAACTAGAAAAAGTCTTTGGCGCGAACGTGGACAAATGGAATCTGAAGGAACTTACCTTTGACCAAGTGGCCGAGATTCTAGCGGAGTCCCTCAGACGAGAAATTCCGGATATTACAACCGATAAGGTCATGGATCTTATTGACGATTACAGCGATATTAATACAGCCATCAAAAAGACGTTCGAGTGCATTAATGAGACCTTCGGAAAAAACGTGCCAGCGGTGGTGGAGGAGCAGCCACCGGAGGCAGCCAAGGAAGCGGCTTCGGTGGAAACTCTGGAAGCACAACCAGGGACAGCGATCTAGGCTGGGACTGGAACACAATTTATAGAACAGCAATGCGAGCCGGGATTCGTCCCAGTGAGTTTTGGGACTTAACCCCAGTTGAGTACAACCTTATTGTCGAGGGGTACACAGAAACGCAGAAAGAATTCATGTACCGAGATATTAGGAACGCGTATTATACCGGTTGCTTTGCCCAGATTGAGAAGCCCTCAGAGTTTTACGACAAAATAGTAGGCAGTCTCTCCTCCGGCTCACAAAGCGCGGAAGAGATGTTTGAATTCCTTAAAGGCATTGCGAAAGGCGGCACTCAATACGAGGCTTTGGATTCGCGATTCCGCATCCCATTAAAGCTCACACCGGAATTCGATGTGGGCATTTTTAGTTATATCTACATGCTTGAGGAGGACACCCTCATGCTGCATATGCCAGAGGTGGCACTGTCTTTGGATGGTGTGGTTTTAACCCCGGTCAAGGATGTGTACTCCATCAGTCCGGGGATCGTAAACATCAAATATTCTGGCCAAGTTTACTCGATTGTAATAATCCGGGCTTAGAAAGGAGGTGTTGGAGTGGGCGATACAGTCAGTAATATTATTGCGCGTGTCGGGGCCGATGTTTCGCCCTTGAGCGCTAGTATGAAACAGGCCCAGAACACGATCCTCACCTTTAAAGATGAATCATTAGCGGCCCTTAAATCGTTTGGGCTGCCACACATCAGCAGCACCAATTTGGTCGAGTCGATCCAATCGGGCCAGCGTGTCGTTGTTAATTTTGCGAAGGAATCAGGGGAGAGCCTGGCGCAGTTTCAGCAGCGTGTAAGGACAACATTCCAAGAAGCCGGGATTGATATAACAGCCTACGAGCGTGCCCTAGTGGACGCGGATAAGGTTCACGCCGAGTTCGCCAAAGGCGCGGTTAAGAACTTCCAGGCGGTAAGTGCTGCTGCCGAAGAGGTAAACAATAAGGCCGAGGAGATCCGGAGTTCATTAGGCACTTCATTTTCTGGAATACAGGCTAACATTGGGGCTTTTAAAGATTCAGTGATAAACGCCTTCAAGACCATGGGCGATGGCAGCGCGAGCTTCGGGGATAAGGTCGGGGCGGTGAGCAAAGCTGTGGTTGATGGTTTTGGGCTTATGACTGGGGCCATTGAAATATTTATCGCCATCGAAGTTGTGAAAAAAGTCGGAGAATGGATTGCATCTCTGGAGGAACTTGCAGGAGAAACGCAGGATGTTGAGCGTCGGTTCTATGCTTCGATGGGTTCTATGTCAGAAGAGGCTGAGGACTTCAGTAAGAGGCTGAGTGCAGCCTACGGAGTTAGTGAAGAGGCCATCAAAGGTATGATGGGCAAGGAATATGCGAACAGTCGTATGCTTGGCTTTAACCCAGACCAAGCCGAGAAAATGTCTGAAAAGGTTACGCAGCTATCCTATGACCTGGGTAAGTTAAAAGGCATTGATCCCTCTGCGGCTTTTGATGCGCTTTCGAGAGGCATCGAAGGGCAGACCAGGGGCCTTATGGAGTTAGGTATCCGGATCACCTCGACTGACATCAAGAATCAAGCCCTGCGGGATGGGATTATCAAGCAAGGGCAGACCATGACCGATGCCGAAACCTCGGCTGAGGCATATAAACTGATTCTCGAAAAAGTTCAGGGGGCGACCGGGTACTACGCGACCCAGGCAGACACCCTTTCCAACCAACAGACCAAGCTCAACGAGGGTTGGGACAAAATGAAGGAAACCATGGTCAACGCGCTCACCCCAGCGTTTGAGGGCTTTTATAAGGTTCTTAACTTCGTCGCGGAGGGCATAGAGGACTTGAGCAACCTTGTCGCAAGCGCAATCCAATATATTACGCTTTTTGCGGAGGATGCTGCGAGCGCGGTCACTGACATCCTAGCCTTGGACTTCTCCAAAATCGGATCGGATTGGGCTAACAACTACGCGTCCATTTTCAACTCCAACGCAGCGACTAAAGAGCTTGGCAACACCATGGACGCAGCAACCACAGCGGCTAACAACCAGGCCGCAGCCCAGAAGAACCTGAACAAAGCAGCCAACGCGAACGTCATGAGCTTCGACCAACTGCACAACATTACAAACAGCGGAGCCGCATCAACCGCAGCCCAGGCAGCAGCAGTAAACAACCTCGCTGACGCGCTGGCAAATATGAACGCAGCGGGTGGTGCTGGAGGCGGCGCGAGCAAGGGCCTCACCATTCCCATCATTGGGAAGGATGGCATCACGCCAATGCTGTTGGATATTGGATTGGCTTTGGCAGCGCTTCCACTCCTTAAAAAGATAACTGTTTCGGCCCTCGACGCAGCGGGAGGGATTCTCAGCGGCATCCTGCGAAAACTCGGTCTTATCGAGCCTGTGGTCGTTCCGGTCACAGCAGTCGATGATGTCGCAGTACCAGTCGGAGAAGCCGAAGCGGAACTCGCGGCTGTTCCAGCAGCCTCAGTAACAACCCTTACCGCGCTGGATACTGTGCCCCTTGGCATCGCAGCCGCAGAGGGAGAACTGGCGGTGTTCGACGCACTCCCAAATGTAGCCACCTTGACCGCGCTGCCAGAGGTTCTGCCGGGTATAGCGGTCGCCGAAGCAGAGCTGCTGGTCTACGACCTAGCGCCAAATGTAACCAGCTTGACCGCGCTTCCTGCTGTTCTCCCAGGCATCGCAGCAGCAGACTTAGAACTGGCGGCGTTCGACGCGCAGCCGAACATTACCACCTTAACCGCGTTGGATGGTGTGGGGGTAGGAATAGCAACCGCAGACGCGGAGCTGGCTGGTTTTGTAGCTGCCCCATGGGTAGTAAGGTTGATGGCATCGGACGGAATAAGCGCGGTCGTTGCAGGAGTCATCGGCATGTTTGCTACCTTGCGGAGTACAATCGCGGGTGTAGCTTCAGCCCTTGCCGGGATTGGCTTGTCGGGGATCGGCACAGCAGTAACAGGCGCTATCGAGTCGGCTGGTTCAGCTTTGAGTGGTATGGCCTCCTCTATCGGAGCGGCTGCAACAGCAGCGGCCCCAACCATCGGAGAAGGGATGCTCGCACTTGCACCCGTTGGGCTTGCAACCGGGGGAATTGTCACAGCACCAACCCTCGCAGTAATCGGCGAAGGAAAAGGCCCGGAGGCAGTTATCCCACTCGATCAACTTAGCAACATCATGGGCAAGGGCGCGGCCCCATCCGGGAGCGGCAGCGGCGGCGCTCCATCACCACAGCCGATCAACGTGACGCTGCAACTTGATGGGAGGACGCTGGCCCGGACGATGTACTCGTACAACGTCAACGAGGCTGACCGATTAGGAACAACCATCGGGTACGATTCTAGCTACAATCTGCCAAAATAGGAGGGCTGAACTTTCAGCCCTCCTATTTCATCAACAGCCGAAGTAGGTGAAACCATGGCAACAATAACAGTCAACGGATCGGCGCTGCCGGAGCCTCAGAAGCTCACAAATAATATGTATATGATCGGTGACAGCAAGCGAAACGCTGCGGGAACCATGAACCTCCAATACATCGCGAACAAACGTAAGTACGCAGTCCAGTGGGGAACGATGACCGCAGCCCAGCTTAACACACTGGTCAGCGCGATAAAGTCCAGCACCCCGCAGTTTACCGCAGTAGTCCTAGACCCAGGGGCGAGTGGTGGCAGCTATTCTGGCCAGTTTTACGCGGGTGACATCTCCTATGACGACGTTAAGATCGACACCTACTCAAATATAACATTCAACAATGTCAAAGTTGACATCATCGAATGTTAAGGGGAGGAGGCCGAAATGCTCAATGTAACCTCAAACTTTCACAATAAAATTTCCACTTTTCCCCGAACTATCTCGGCCACAGTGGAGTTCGACCTTGTGGATGCACAGGCCCAGAGCAACTGTACACCAACCGCAAACTCCATCGCAGGGATCGGAGGCGTGGTCCAGGCCACCGATGGGCTGACCCAGATACGAAAATATATGTGCGAGGAGAACAACTGGACGCTGCTTGATGGCAGCTTTTACACCCCACCAAAGCCAACAGACAACATCGCCACAGACTCGATTGGGTGGTGGAGCGCGGCCCTCTCGGACGCGAGCACCAACTTTGCAGCGACATACCCAACACTGACCTTGACGCAATCCGCGCCATTTACGAGCCTGGGTTTGACTTTTGTGTTTTCACCTTTAACCGGGGATTATTGCGATTCGCTCCAGATCGTAACAACGGACAACCTTTCAAACCATAACACCTACAACATCACGCCGAACGCGGCGACTTACTTCTGGAGCCAGCAACTAACAAATATAACCACTGTGGTCATAACATTTTATTCCACAAACAAAGCCTACCGCCGGGTTCATTTAGCGGAGGTTATATTCGGCGAGCAATTCCTGTGGTCGGGCCAGAACTTATTCGACCTTGACATTTTAGAGGAATTCGACCCGCTGTGCAACAGCGCACCACCGAAGGAAGTCCACACATCGGTCGCCAACAACCTAAATAATTTCAACCTTTACCTTGGCGATTTACAAAAGAAACAGCCCATTAAACCATTTCTCAATCTCATAAATACCGATGGAACGATGGAAACAGTGCCCATGGGAACTTTTTACCTTTACAACTGGCGCAACGACTCCAACTTCCTTTCATCGACACTCTATGCGAGGGACATGCTCGACCTTATGGATGGGACGACGTTCTACACGTACACCTACTCCGGAACCTCGATCACCCTTTATAACTTGGCGGTCGCGATTATCCAGGACTTTGAGGCGCAGGCAAGCCTAAGTGTCAACTATCAGATCGACACAGCGCTTCAAAGCATTAGCACGACAGGGGTACTTTCGGCAATGTCGCACCACAACGCTTTGATGTATGTGGCCCAAGCTGGCATGGGTGTTTTATATGTCGATAGATATAATACCCTGCACATCCGACAGTCCCAAAGCCAGCAGCCCCTAAACACGATGCCCTTCACCGAAGAGTTGACCATGAGTATGCAGGAAACCTACCCCAGGGTAGCGATCCAGGATGCTTATAATTATTTCACACTCAACATTTATACAAGTACGGTGTCTGGCAGTTCAGGCACGATTTACTCTGGCGTGGTTCCCATTGTCACGACAACAGAGCTTTGGGTGAAGTACACCTCTTCTGCAAGCGCATCGACCTGCTCCGCATCAGTGACCGGGGGCACACTTGTCTCGGCCTTGTATTATACAGACGCGGCCTTTTTAGTGATCAGTGGCTACGGTAACGCGGTGATCATGATTACAGGAAACCCCATCCAAAGCACGTCAGTACAATCCGTTCTTAATATCGCGGGAACCCAGCCAACTAATGAGGTTGATATTGATAACCCACTGATTACAACTGCGGCGATGGCGGCAAACGTCCTTAACTGGTATGCGACGGAGTGCGGCAACGTGTATTTGTACGAAGTGGAGAGCTGGCTTGACCCCAGCTTGGAGTGTGGTGATGTCATCTATTGGGATTCACAGTACGCTACAGACACAAAACAGGCCAAGATCATCCGTCAAGAGTTTAGGTTCGGTGGAACCCTTTCCGGAACATTAAACGGAAAAGGATGGCCTTGATGGTTTTGCGATGATTTACTGTTCTGGCTCGATGGAGTCAATGAGTGGCATCTCAAGTAGCGGATCGGCCCTAACTACGACCGTATCTGGAACGATCAGCGCGATGAGTAACTTCTCCAACAATGGATCGGCCCTAACACTTTATGTTTCAGGACCAATTGGCTCGACGAGTACCCTTTCTAACAGTGGATTGTTTATCACCATAAACGTAACCGGTACAATAATCTCTACAAGTTCGCTCTCAAACACCGGATCGGTCTCAATATTACTAGACTCGGTTGAGTACGTCCTGTGCGGCGAGGATGTAGCGATTTGTGGCTTGGGCTGGTGTGTAAACGTAGCAGACGCAATCTTCTCTGCAAGCGCCATTTCAAGTAGCGGAACAACCCTGACCCTATACGCAGCGGGAATAATCAGCTCGACAAGTACACTTTCAAACAGTGGATTCTCCGACGTTATACAAAGCAGGGGAGCAGTCAGCTCTACGAGTACGTTCCAAAGCAGCGGATCAACAATTGTCTTAATTGGGGCGGGAACCATGTCCTCCACAAGTACCATGTCAAGTAGCGGATCGACCCTCACCGTAAAAGTAGCCGGAACGATCTGCTCAACGAGTACCTTCTCAAGTAGCGGCTCAAGCCTTGTGACCATACTGCCACAGTCGGATGAATTGCTCCTTTGCGGGCAAGGCTTAACAATTTGCGGGCTACTTTGGTATAACTAAAAAACGGAGGGATGAATCGCAATGCCATTCACCTACTACACCGACAACGCGGTAGTCGCGCTCCTTTTCAACGATACAGCCTTTACTGCGCTCGCCAATGTTTACTTGGCCCTTTCAACGACCACGCCTACCCAGGTGAAGGGATCAGCGCCTTACTGGAATTTTACGGAGCCTGTCGGCAATGGCTACGCACGCGTAACAATAGCGGGTACTACCGGAAATTTTCCTGCTCCCACGACCGGATCAACGAATAATGCTGGCTCCGTCAGTTTTCCACAGGCCACTGGCTCCCAAGGGACAGTGACCTATTTTGGTTTTTTTGATGCGGCTACTAATGGGAACTTAAT